AATGTTCCCATTTGCCTAGTCCCTGCGTGCATACTGTGCATTCCTGACTCGTAGTGCTTTAGTCCCGTCCTATGGAAGTAGACTGGATTTTCTCCATACTTCTGTCTCCAAAAATCCCTCAAATAATTTTTTGCTCCATCAAATGCTGCGTCGACCGTAGATGTTTTAATCATGCGATTATTATTTATTTCATCTAGAGTATATCCTATTCTGATTAGCCCAGCTTCAGCCTCATCTCTTGTAGTCCACATGGAAAGTACATCCGTTTTATCTCCTTCCCCTGTATAAGCAGTGAGTCCAACAGGTACAGACATTGCAGCACCTAAGTTATCATCTATACTTTTGGATAAAGAGAACATAGACCTAAGTATATTATCTAAATTTTCTCCTTGTAGTCCTGAATTTTTAACAACTTCAAATATTCCTGCGTCATCTGAATCTATCGCATCCCCATTTTCGTGGCCTACTGCCCATGCGTGTACTTCCATCCATTTATCTTTATGCTTGGTAAAATCGGCAAATGCTTTTTTAAAATAGCCACATTCTAATGATCCAACCTCTTCCTCTCCGGGTCTTCTAGCTTCCATACATGCTTTTGCCATTAACCTCACAGTATAAACTTCCTCTAACATCTTCCCTCTAATGCCTCTAGCACTGCCTGAATTAACTTTCTTCGAAAAAGATGCCATCTCAAAAGGCTCATCTTCAAACTTTATTCTACCGCCAGCAGTTTGCAATAAGGTTTTGTAGACCCCAGGATTATCCCTAAGAATAAAACCCGAATTCTCTCCTTCTAATTTTACCAAAATAGACCCATCCTCAGAGACAGCAAATTTATTATTTAATTCCATTCCATCTATGGGTTGTTTTGATGCGACACTTTCTAGTAACCAATTAATATTCCCTAACGCATCATGAACCTCTTGTTCATTAAATTCTGTCCTGGCAAATACTTTTTGATCCTCATCTATTATATACTTTAATCTTTTAGAAAGGCTAAATGCTCTTTCTAGTGAAGGTGACGCTGCTCCCGCGAAGAAATTTAAAAAATGAGCACACGACTTATTAATAGCTTCGAGGGATTTTTGTAACTCGCCTTCACATATTTTGGATGCAGTATCTCTCATCTCTCCAAATAGCTTCAGTAAGTCTTTATCTGAAAATCCATTGAGCACAGCCGTATCCCCTGGATTTGGCCTAATATACTGCTGTTGCATAACTCCTAAACCCTGATCTTGTTGCTCCTGCTCAGATGCTATTTCCCCAAAAAAACCTATAAATTGCTGCTGTCCTTTTCCTGATTCCGCGTCCTGCTGATACCCTATCTGATTATTATTATACGTAGACCACATCATCCTCCCAGATTTAGGAGAGAGAAACAGCACAATAGGACTTCCCTCCTGCGATGTGACTCCAGGAACTACGTAGGGTTGCTGATAACTAGCATTGCTCATCTTAGCATCTTGTATCGCTTTTTGAGCTTTTTGCTGTGCTGCGGGGTCTGTGGCCTGTTGTTCTTGCTCCGAGATTGTAAGTTTAAACGTACGCTTCTTTAGCTTATCAAAACTTTCAAGGAGTTGCTCGTAGTACTTCATTCTCTATTATAGCATGATAAAAAAAAGGCCCAATCTAAGTTGGGCCTTAAGATTAAATTCAATTAGAACATTAAGCGGTTATTTCACCACTTCCAATATGATCCATGAAATCGTAACGGAAAGTTACTTCGATGGTATGGAATTCATTTGTGGAATAATTAAACTCTGCCGTCTTCCACGATTTAACCCAAACACCATAGCACTCAACAGAAGAGTGAGGATTCATATTGTTTTGCAACTGCAAAATGGTCATCTTATTCGCTTTAAAAGAACCTCCACCTGGGACGCCTGGAGCAGCCTGCCTAGTCATCTCACCAGTGAGAGGATCGTAAGTATTTTGGAACCACTGCCATAAGGTATTTGCCGCTTCCTTCAAGTACAAGTTATCAAACGTAACCGTAACCTCCTCAGGGGTAGCCTTACCAGGGTAGTAAATTTTATCATTTACTCTATCAATAACAATATCCTCAACAGACATTCCGACCTGACTTACTTGTTTTGCCGCTAGTGTTAGATCATCTGCAACACTAGGACCTCCTGGGACTCCTTGAAACTGAATTTCAAACTGATATGCTCTTACTGAATCAAGGTCCGTAGAAACCGTAGGCAGTCCTTGTCCTGGAGTGAACGGTCTTATTCCTTTATATACTGATCGTGTTGCCATTATTTATTAGCCTCCTAATTGTGCTGATTGGTTGGTAAGGTTAATCTCGAAAATCAAGATCTCTGCTGCTTTAGTAGGCTTCAGGAGAACCTTGCACCATAATTCATTTCTATCAATCCTAGCCGAGGTATTTGTACTCTCGTCACAAACAACACGGAACTCTGTAATTCCACGCCTTCTCTTGATATCATCAAGGAACGGGTTAAGAACTTGTTCAACTTGTTCCCAAAGAATTTGATCATTTGGTTCGAAGACAAACTGACGGGTCGCCTGTAAAATTACCTTGCGAAGGAAAATCATCAAACGACGAATATTAACTCTGTCTAAAGCAGACGGGTTACGAGTAGCAGTTCTTTGACCGAATATTGTAATCCCTTGCTGTACAAAGTTCACAATGGGGTTAACCACATTTCCGCCTGAATACATTGAGTCCCTATCCCCTTGATTCAATTTAACTTCAACATCACTTGGCTTTGTAAGGCGTCCTCTGAGATATCCAGCAGGAGCAAACCAAGGATCTGACACATTATCAGTATAAGCCATCTGCCTCAAAGCGAAGATAGTTGGATCAAGCCATCTGTCAATCCCATCATGTACACTAAAGACCTTAACCCAGGGCCAATATATAGCCGCATAAGTATTATTAATTGACCCAGTTCTGCTAGTAGATAACCCATTTGTCCAATCAATAGCGTCCTGCACCGACCCTACAGCGTAAGGAGGAGCAACTACTGCCATAAAGTTTTGAGAAGTTTCTGCAAGAGTAATCAGTGCATTTTGCACAGACTCAGTAGAAATCCCTGGAACTGCTGCTAGTGAGACATTTAAAACATCATCATCTAAAGCTTGCATTCCTGTCTTAGTAGCACCAGCTGCATCTCCAATTAAAGCCGTGGCATTCTCGCTAGTAGTACCAACTCCATTATCGCCTCCAAGCAATCCATAAGTACCTTCGATTGCTTTAACGAACCTACCTCCACCTAAAGTGCCCCCCGCGCCGATACCAGCGTGAACTTGCGTCTCGGTAGCACCTGTATCAGGAACCTTGTAGGTTAATTCAAGATGAGTGCCCTGAGCCCCAATACTAGAAAGTTGATTAACAAAGTTTGAAAGTTCACTGACAGCAATATTAGTACCAGAAGCAAGAATATTACCCTTAATAACACCCGACTTAAGATTAGTCTCTCCAGTGTTTATCATCCCTCGATTTGTATTTGCTTCAATGAAACTCTTATATTGCACTAAGGAGACTCTAAATGTCTCTTGTGCTACTCCATCTTCATTAACCACTACATCAAAATACTCACCATTAAAATTATTAATAGTAATACTATTACCACTAGTATCTCCATTGGCTTTAGTACCTAGGTTATATCCTGCACCTGGGTATAGAGATTCTACTGAATACCCAACACCTGATGTAGCAGAAGCACTACCATATTGGCTTCCATAAACAGTTAAAGAACTTGCGTGCAGTTTCTGAGACGCTGCTGTAACCCCATCCCCGCCCCCGGACACAGTTCCCGAAGCAGGATTAACCGCCGCTAAGATAAAAGCTCCATTAGATTCGGCAGGAGTAAATCCAACAGTACCAGAGTAAGCGGAAACGCTAATAAAAGCACCAGATCCAGCATACGCACCTACAATAAAGCCCGACGCATTTGTGGTGCTATCAAAATGAACTCCTACATGTCCAGTCTGAAGAGAGCCTCCAATAATCTTTCTTAATGCCGGTCCCTGACTGGAGGCATTACTATCTGCTGTCCAAGTAGTAGCGGGTACCGTATATTCTTTAGGAGCGGTGAGTTTTGAGTTGCCTGCATTGTCAGCTACTTGTATTCTAAACATGTAGCTAGTCCCATGAGTCTCTCCCGCCGACACCGTTCCAATATAAGCACTAGATACCGCCACCGCAGGGCAAGAACCAAAATCAATCATTGCAGAAGCATCAGCAGCAGAAGACCCCGCCGCCCTAATAAAATACGTGCTATTCGTGGTCTCTAATACTTCTAGTGCTCCTTCCAAAGCTTGACCTGTGATTCCTTCATTTGGAAGGCCAAAAGTATCAATTAGCCTGTTAGGGCTTGTAATTAATGTAGCTTTATTAGTTGGGCCTTTGGATGCAAATCCAACCAAGCCAACTACAGAAGAGTTGACGGAAGGAGCATACTGTGAGAAATCCTTCTCTATTACATAAACACCTGGACTTACATATGATGGCATAAATTATCTCCTAAACGTCTCTCATTTTTATCATCCTTCTTTCCTGGAGCAGCTTTAATTGAGGGGTGACTCCATTGGAAGGAATTTGTATCATTTCTTTAGGTTGAAGCCAATAAGATTCGACCTTACCTGATTCTTGGAAATAAATCTCTAACGATTGCAAAGATTCATTTCTTACTATTTTCTGAGGAATATACTGCGGTCGAATTTCTTTCTTTGGCTTACCTACTTTTACTTTTTGCTCTTGCTTCTCTTGCATTATAAAGTCCTCTATAATATTTAGCCATATTGCATAAAAGAGTAGACAATATTTTTAATTTTTATATAGACTAGCCTCTGCATTTAAAGTCTCAATCTTGCCAGTAGAGGTTACTAAAAATTTAGGACTAGGTATATATGTCTCAACTGTCACGTTCAAAGTCTTCTTTACCACTCTATCAGTCGTATCTCCGACAGATAATTCAGAATTATCGACCTCCCCAGTAATATACCCTTTCGTCCTGGTACTAAACGGGGTATTAATATCTGCCTCAGGATTGAAGTTAATTCTAGCTTGCTCTAATAACTGATCAATGTCTGCCCTGTACTTACACCAGAAATTAACTTCATAGTTAACATTGATAGGTCTTGGAGCAAAACTTAATATCCTAAAAGCTCTTTCCTTACTTGTATCCCAATACCTCTCATTAATTAACAACGGTGTATATCTTCTTCTAGCATCATCATTATCGCTTGTGGTTTGAGTAACCGTAATAACAGGAAGGATAATATTATCCTCTTGGTTTAGTTTAGCTACTACACGCTCAGGATTTCCATGCATACACTTAACAGATACTAACTTCTCCTCGGAATCAATGATAGAGAAACTATTAAATAAATGAATAACAGCCCTTAAAGTTTCCTTATAGATACGCGGAATATCACTTTCTTTCCTATACAAACCATATAACTGATTTCTAAGCTTTCTAAATCTTTCTGCGCTTCTTAACGATGAATTAAATGCAAAAGCAGACTCTCTTTGAGAGGCTAAAACAGTTTCATATGATTCTTCTAGATTAGTTAATAGAGAACTAGTTGAAGCGGTATTTACCAGAGATTGTGGATCAACTTTAGCCATTATACTTCACTCTCCTGACCACTGTATCCTCCTAGGAAATTAGACGTATCAACCAAAGGAGTTTCCTGTATTTCAGCAGAATCCCTAAGCAGTTTAGCATGACAATTTAAATGATAAACTCCGTAAGCTTCGAAAGCATCTTCTTGAACTTCAAATATTTCGTACTTTTGATTCTGAAATGCTGGTTTTATTATATCTCCTGGGATCACGGGCCTGCCTACTTTTTGTTCAATATAGCTTTTGTTAAAGACAAATATTTGATCATTTGTTAATTCAATACCAAACTCTGTTAAATTTTCCTCTAAGACTTTAGGATCATAATGCCCATGAACTAGCATCGGCTGGGAGTGGATGGCTTTATTCTTGATCTCCAAGTAAACATCATCATACTCATCTTCGCCTCTAAAAAATTTGTAGAAATACAGCTTAGACCCTGATAACCTAATAATCTCATCATCAACCAAGTTAAATAGATTTATATCTGGATTGGCTGGATCAAATAAACTAAGTTCGCTATCCTCATGATCAATGTCAGGGATAGGCGGCATCGGAGTGGTTACTTTATAATTCTTTTTCATTTAATTAGAACATAGTGAACGCAGGCGGTTCTTCAATTTCTTGTATAAGTTGCTGCTCCAAAAGCTCCATTTCTTTAGCACTTTCTTCTTTAAGTGCTTGACCATTTAATTGGGCTCCACCGCCCGGAGAAGGCAGCATGGAATACTTACTTCTAATTTCTCCCAATATACCTTTAGCAACAGCTAGAGCATATTTTTGAATCCAGTTCCTATACGCTGGGTGAATAGTATTTGAATCTATAGCTCTATATTCAAGGATTACTTCTTGTGTTGTTTGGACAGGCTTTGGAGAGATCTGTAAATACTTATTATTTATAATATCAAAAGAACCTTCCTGCGATAAAATCTTTCTCATCTGCTCTAAATGGGATTGCATAAGATAAAATTCCCCTACCTGAAAAGAGCCGAACAGGTGATTATCTTGAAAGTATTTAATAAAGAAATCAAACTCTAGAGTACCCGCTTGCGATTGAATACTGAGAAGAGTTTTCTTATAAACAACATACGTGAGGTTATTTAAAATAAAAGAAGGAATCTCATACAAGTTACAAGACGCTGATGCTTCAAAAGTAGCAAATTGCTTGGTCCATACAGGAGCATGGTAAGAAAGCTTAGTGGTAGCCTCATCAGTAGCAATCTTTAGTTGCAAAGGGGATAATTCCACTCTAACTACAGGATGACCTAATTTAGCAAGAATGTAATCTTTGATGGTAGTTTCGAATGGATTAAACTCTACACCGTCTACCAGCGTATTTTTATTAAGTTTATCTTGATCTATATCACCTGTAGATACTTGATCAGTAATATGTACGCCTTTAAACGTACCAAAAGAATCTCCGTAAGAAGTAACCCTTGGACGCATAGGCCCAGCAGGAGTAGCTTGATGTACCATAAATAAATCCCTCTTATTTATATACCTCTATACGAGAAAAGGTTGAGAGCTTTTTATGGCTCTCAACCTTTTCTTTTTCTAATATTTATTTATATTAGATTACTTACCGTAGCCAGTCACAGCCCCGCCGGGTGCTGTCATGCCACCGTGATCAGCCGTAGCGACAAACGCATTTCTAGCGAACGGACTGACCAGATAATTGGCGTTAGGGCCAACAATTCTGATTATCCGATAGAAACGGTGAGCAGGCGTAATTGCAGCCTTACCGTAACGGGTCAAGATACCCTTCCGTGGCTGGAAGCTATCAGGATCCACAATGGTAGGTAACTGCTGAAGCGGAATGTATGGCGAGTAAACATAACCCGAATCCATAGCATTAGAACCCTTGTAACCCATAAGAATTTCATCCTCAGGCCACAGAGGGTCAACATACAGATCATACTTCCCAGCAAACTTGCCCTTATACTCAATGGAGTTACCCATATTAGTAGGCTTGTCAGCACTCTCAATACCGCCCTCAAGCTTCGCAGAGCTTTCTAGAAGCGCGGCGATCAGAGGAGAAGTAATAAGGACAGTACCTGGACCGCGATGAGTCGTACGATAGATATCCTGCGAAGCGAGGTTAAGTAACGCAAGCAGGTTAGCATACGTCTCGCCGATGTGACGAGGACTGAAGCTCAAAGAGCTTTGCGTGAAGTCCATGACAAACACGTTGGAGTCAATCGTCGTGCGCGAGCTACCAGCACCCTCAGAACCCTCCGCGAGTTCCGAAGCCTGATCATACGTAAACGCACTAGGAACAAATCCATCAATGTCTTCCACTACCGAACCGCCATAGCCCGTAGTAGCGTGGGGACCAACACGGTCAGTATCCTGGAAACTATTAGGATTCCCATTATCCAACTGCGATGCTCTCCAATTACCCATCGTATCAGTGCCATTGAAGCCATAACCAAGCATTCGCAGATCCTCAAGAATCTCACGGTCGATCTCCAACGAAAGCTCTTTACTGAGAAGATCAGTAAGCTCACGCTCCAGATCAAGGTTGTGATAAGCCTTGAGATCCTGAGAAGCCTCTAACGTCCAAAGGGCTCTCATCTTACGAGTGCCAGCCACAACAGCCTGCTGCTGAATGTGGAACTGAAGCTCGGGGATGCCAGTACCAGTCAAACGCTCGCCACCAGAAACAGTCCAACCCATGATAGTATCAGCGTTCGGGAACGAAGCAACCTTACCACCGAAAGTAGCACTAGTACCACCAGCCGACGCCTGAAGAACACTAGATGTGGAAAAATTCGGGTCAACATCAACTTCAAGACCAGAACCACCAGCTAAAGCTGATTCCATTGTAAGATTACCATGCTGGCCTTCTTGCCCTGCCGGGTACGCCGCATTGATGCCGCCCATAGACCCAATCTTCTCATTGTTGAGACCACGATAGGTCATCTTGTACTTAGAATAGACAGTTTGCTGACTACTTCCAGAAACGCGGCTGTTACCCAGATAGAAAATCTGGCTAACTGGCCCCTGCATGGGCTGCACGCCAACAATCTTGTTAGCGATTAATTCGGGATAAACCCTACGAACGAGCGGGAAAGCGAACTTCTGAAAAGTACCAAGCTGACCAACAGTCGTTGCACCCGTAGTAACACCAGCCTCGTTAATCTTCTCCGAAACAATCTGCTTCGCCTGATTTTCGAGTAGCTGGGCCGTAGTGCGCCGCACGTAATCATCCTGAATACCTTCGAGAGCGGGCTCCCACTTCTCTACTAAATTAGTATTTCCACCAAATGTATCCATATGTTTTGCCTCCTTAAGGCATAAATTTCATCATATCTTCGGTTAAGAACTGATTGTTATTTCCAGTCCTTTCAACTTTCACATTATTTTCTGAAACAACAACTGCCTTCTCCGAAGACTTAAATGGTTTCTTTGTCGTTTCTTTTAACAATTCCATTTTCTCATGCAGGCTATTCTTAGCCTCCACTAAAGAATCTCTCTCTTCTTCAATGGTCTCAGCTTTGTCAGACAAAACTCTAACCACCGTCTGAAGTTTATTGTTCTCCTTAAGAACATTGTCTAGCTCCTTGGTCAAGACACCTAGCTCACCCTCCATTTGCTTGGACTCGTTCGTTAAAACCTTAATAGCATTAG